TGTCCACGCCTTTAGCGCTAAAACTGAATAATTTTTCCCCATCCAAAGTTGTCGCGTCTGTTCCTATTGTATCGCTATGAGATTTTATTCCTTCAAAAGCCGCATTCAGATTAGAATTTGTACTGTATACCACGGCCTGTATTTGCTCATTACCTGTAGTGCCAACCACATTTAAAGTTTGATTAGTGTCGGAGTTGGCAGGACCGATAACAACGTTACCAATAATTGTCGCTGTACTGCCATCAAAAGTTAAATTAGCCTCAGCGTTTAAATCCCCAGTCCCCAGTGCAGTAACTAACCGATTATCAGCATCGTTATTTATGGTAACTTTCTCAGCCAACTCCGCAAGCGTCTTAGTCCCGGTAACAGCATCTGTAAACGTCATGTTACTTGAGCCGTCTTCGGTTATGTAGGTATTTGCGTCGTTTATGTCATAGCGGGTAGATGTTATTTTATCGCCGAATTTACTTTCCCCAGTTTCAACATATAGAGAATAGTTTGCTAAAGCGCCAGACGTTGGACCGTTAATAACAAGGGTTGAACCTATTAGTATACTACCGGTAAGATTATTTGTAATTGATGGAGCAGTTAATAACATTTGCCCAGCATAAGCTATGGATTCGGTTGCCGTCTGCGTTATTAAGTTAGCACCATGAATACTGCCCATAAGAAAACTAGTGTCACCACTTGCGCCAGTTACTGTAGTTGAAAGAGAATAAGCAGTAGCGTAAAATGTTGAGCCATCCGATGTAAAAGAGCCTTGTTGAGCTAACTGGACAAAACCCAAAGCAGACCCTCCAATAGCATGAGGACCAACCCCGCTTACTACAATATCGCCGTTAATAGTTAAATCACCAACGCCAGTTATATTATTGGAGTCGTCTATCAGTACTCCTGAATTCTGTAGTAATTTGCCACTAGCTAAATCATATTTAGCTATTGCATTATCAGTGCTTAAAGAAGGGCCGACGACATCTCCGCCACTACATGGTGATGTTATAGTTGTAGATCTATTAAAGATGTTTGTTGGTGATGATATTTTTTTCAGCTGCTTTGATATTAAGTCAAGATTCCATTGCAGTTTAACCAGATCAACAACACGCTCTCCTTTTTCAAGTTTGGTTATTCTTAATGGAGTAAAGTTTTCAGTCATTTTGATTTGGGTGTATTATTCCACCATTTACATATTTTACGCGCCAACCTTTTTTCTTTATGCTATCACAGAAATTTTGGCAGAAACATTTTCCATTATACACCATTTCCGGTATTGCTTCAGTCCTTATCATCATAAAACTGTTCGAGACATGCTCGTCATACTCTTTTATATTACCTTTATGAGGCCATAATGCAACAGCTCCGAATATTTCATTTCTTTTAAGATACCTTTCCATTCGCTCTATACCCCAGGAATAAATTATATCAAGGTCTTTCATTATGAAAAATTCATCACCAGCTTTTTTTGCTATTTCTAATATTATTTTTTTGTTATTAAATATATCTAACCTTTTATTTTCACCTTTCCCGTATGGAGTGTAAATAATCATCCGTAAGGACAAACCTTATCGCCAGAATTATCTATGACATCATCATAATAGTATGCAACTGCCTGTTCTTCAGTATCGCCAATAGAAAGTGTTAAATCTGCATCTATAAGCCTATTCATAACTCTTACATCCCACATGTAAACAGTACCGTTGTTCGAAGCGGTGTTATCACCTAACTTCAATCCTGATATTTCAGCCTCTAACCCGCCGATAGTTCCTTTATATATTTTGTTTTGAAATACGTGGGAATTCCCACATGGCTCTGAAATAATGCAAAAATGATGAAAACCAGTTGCAATAGAGTCTATTGTTTTGCTTGAAAACCCAGAAGCATTTATAGTTGTTGCGTCTTCAAATTCTATAAATTTATTCTCAGCGATACTTAGTATTGGGCGAATAGTACCATTGGTAAAATCTGGAGTTTTTACCCAAAATGATATAGTCCAGGAAGAAACGTCTTGCGTTGTTAAAGAATATGTAAATGGATTAGAGGCCATGTTACCAACCTGGTACATATTAGACCTCCCATCCGGGGCTGTGATAGTGTTTAATCCGAAACTACTTATCTTAGTACCACTAACCCTTTCGAGCAATGGCAAAGGTCTGGAAAGAGTCCATATAAGTAGTGATCTTTCCATATCCCTCTGCCATGTATTGGCATCAATGGAAAAAGATCCTTTTGTTGGATGCGAGATGTCCTCTACCGTATAACGAGCGTCAGTAGAGACAACCTGATGTGCTGAAGAATTGGCCTCGAATTCTATGCCGATTGACCTTCCCCTTACATTTCTAAAAAAGTTAGCATCTCCGGTAATTTCTATTCCCTGAAGTTTTTCTGTAGCTGTTGAACTATCATCAACATAAGCAGACGCATCTACAGATAGAGAAGTGGAAGAACCGTCATTCCTTGTAAGCTCCCTGATGTAAATATGGCTTTCTCTGTGCCTTTTATAAAAATGTTCTCTATCACCAACAACATCTGCCCCCCTGAATTTAGGAATTATCTCTGTGCCTCCAGAAGAACCGTCATATTTGTCTAAATGGTACTTGCTTATTGATTGTGAATTAATTGTAGCTGTAGCAGGTCCGTCAAACGTTTCTATCCAATATAGTTTAGAGTCCGTTTTATCTATACAGAACAAAAATTCGACTCCTGTGGCTCCATTTGGGTCATCTCCACGAAAAAGAACCTCAGCATCTGAAGGTATTACCATAGAAGAACCGGTATATTTACACCACCCTTCACCAGCCTCGTTTTTTAAAGCAAGCCTTAAGCACGCTGTTGGGGCAGTGTCGCCGGTATCATCCGTATAATAAATAAGATAAACTCCACGAAAGGAAACGGCTCTGCTAATATTAGTCATTGTTTTTACTATGTCAGATACCCTGCCAAAAGCTAAATCTCTTCCCCATCCGGTAGTGTCCCATATACGAATAGAATTGTCGTTACATCTTGCTATGAACGTGCCCTGTTCGACACGTGCAAACGAACCGTGGTCAATAACTCCTATATTATCATCGACAATGACATAATGGGTCAATGTTGCTACATACTCAAGCTCACCGGAGTTCTCAAATACTGTGAGAGTGCAGGTATGAGAGCTTCGATTACATATAACAGATAAGATATCAGTTGACCTTGCTAATACTTGGATTCCATCATCAAAATCATGATATTGAAATCCAGGGTTATAAAAACCTGTTAAAGTATCATCGCTTCTCTGTGAATACGTGAGCCTTTTTGCGTTTCTTGTTGCTGTGAAAAGGAATCCCTCTGTTGTTTCTGCCAGGCTGCTTGATGGCAACGCTTCCATTAATGCGCCCTTAAATATTAGCCCTTCATTTATTCTTGCTCTCAAAATTACATCTGTAGTTCCATCATCATAAGACGCTGTTGGAGTATCCATTTCTACATCAGCTATCCAGGCAAAAGGCACCTCTGTTGTTAATTCATCGTCTGTTAAAAATATATCAAGGCCATTGATACCGGTATCAACAGTACGGTATATACTTATATGAGAATGATATGTTTCAATATTAGACCCTACTCCATAAGCTATATCCAATGTGTGTTTGCTGCTTGTACTTATTGCTGTTCCTCTATGCCTTTCAGCCCAATAAGCATATGTGCCGGTATTGTCTATTGTTGGAGTTTCATGAATAAGTATATTTCCAGCGGTAAACCTGTCCCCGGTAGTAGCAAGCGCACCTGTAGTTGAATTTACGATTACAGAATACGTGTAAATGTACCGGTATTTAAATGGTGATGTAGTTTTTGATGCTACGTATGTACTAGTAAATGGGTTCTCCGGTTTAGTACTATTTATTGGGAATAACTTCTGGCTAGCCCTTTCTAAAGGTATCAAATAAATACTCGTATCGGTGCATAACAAAACATCCTTACCAAAAGGCTTTATAGATGAATCCCCTGAATCACCAAGAGAAGCAGCATCATAATCTGTTATTTCCGATGAACCAACATATACTTTATCGTCCCTATGATACACTAATTTATCTGCTGCTTTATGATAGTAAGCCGAATGGATAGTCCCAGAACCCTGCAAAGTGAACGTTTCCAGTGAACCGGTGCGGCCTTCCATATACCTGTCATAGGTTATATAGTTTTCAAGAACAGAAAGTTCATTCCTGTTCAACTCTGATTTAGGCAAATCCTCATTAAGGCCGCCGCCAAAATTATTTTGTTTGTGAATTATCGGGCGGAGGTTTTGTTTTTTCGTTACCCCTCTGAGCATTAGAACCTCGGGAATGTATGTTGAGGATTAGAAACGCTTCCATCAGCTATCTTTCGCTGAAATTCTTTTAAAGCATTTTCATACCTTGTGGCTGCCCTGGTATCATCTCCATTTTCGCGATACTCTTCATCTGCCAGCATACCGAACCTTAGGACATTTCTTTGTCCCCAATCCGGGATTGTTAAAGCAATGCTTTCAGTAGTTACTTGAGCCGGCCATCTATATGCTTGAGCAATAAAAACATCTGTGGTGTTTCCTGGGTCATTCTCACGCCAAAATGTGATCTCACAGTCTTTTGAATCCGGCTCTATCGACGGCTCGCAGTCAACAGGTATTTCTATCTCTTGGGAATTCATATTATTAAAATGCTCTGGCCGGTAAGAGGCTACATTAGCCCCTTCATATGACCTAAAATCGTAATCGTTGTTTGAGAAAGTGTATATCCTTTTGACACTCCTAATATCCCATTGGGTAGTTTGGTTGTTAATAGATGAGAATATCGAACCAGAAGCAATGTTTTGATAAGCGTCTATAGTTGCTGTATAAGTGGAATCATAATTCCTTGCACAAGTGACACCATCGGCAAGCGTGAAAATTGCTCCTGAATATGAAGCATATTTCAGCTTGTCGGTGTTAGTCCCATCCGTGATAATTAAATACCCAGAAGTGGGATCGGTGGTTTTTATATTTGCTGTAACTTCAAAAGTTCCATCACCAGAAGAGTTATTAGACGCATGGGAAGTATAATCAGAAGAACTTGTGTGAACGTAGGGATCTGGTTTTATCCTGGTAAGCCGGTTTGGTACAGAAAGTATTTCATTCTGCACCCTGTTGGCTATATCCCTTATATTCGCGCGGGATAAATCCCCATGCATTCTCTCTGCCATGTAGGTGATAAACTCAGATGTTTGCATTTTTAACCTTCTTCTATATCAGGCTTTGACTCTTCTTCAACAGGTTTTTCGACTGCTTTTTTTCTTGTGTATTTTCTTTTGGGCTTTACGTCAGGCTCTTCTGCAGCGGTCTCAACTATATTATTTACCACTACAGCACTATTCTGGTTGATTGCCGATGTATCACTTTCGCTTCCGACATCATCGAATACTACACGATTATATGCTTCGGCTTTTTCAGCTTTTAATTTTTCGATTTCCGCCCTTAACTCAGCTTCAGTATCTTCCTTCGGTTTAGATAAAGTACCGTCATTTATATCCTGGTAAATATCTACTCCATTAAGGACTTTGTAATGAGGTCCTTTAGTAAAAGTTTTTTCGCTAATATTCAATTTACCGTCAATTTTCTCCTTAAACCGATGCGTGTATTCAAGAGGCTTGCAGAGAGTACGAAGTTTTTTCCTGTTGTAATCTGTATCAGGAATTGAAAATATATAATCAGGCGGATTAATTGTAATTCGTTGTTCTGTGGTTAGCTGTCCCTGCTCTATGAAGGCTTTCCCGCCCAGAAGTTCTGTTTTCCTTCCTATGGTTTGGAAAGTGGAAACGTCCATAGGCATGGTTTTCTTCGTTGTAAATAACTTTTTGAGCATGATTTCTTTCATTTTTACTCCTTTGTTAAAGCCAGGTGAGATGAAAGCCCCACCTGGCCGGTTTAATAGTTATACAGTGATTGCAGTATCTCTTAGAAGAACTACAGCACTATTCTGGTTGATTGCCGATGTATCACTTTCGCTTCCGACATCATCGTATACTACACGATTGCAGCCGTATCCAGCAAAAGCACCAACACCGATAACCTTTTCATAGTTCTGAGCTTCCTGTTTGAAGTGCAGTGCTTCGTGAGAACCAACTGCCACGGCACCCTTACCAAGAATAAACATGGCGCTAAAGGCTGTCCCGGAAGCGGTACGGTCATCATCAGAGCCAGCACCTTTGTAAAGAGCTGTGATATCCCAGGATGAATTTGAACCGGTCAAATCAACCATAGGAGCACGAGGGTCTTCATATAGATCAAAAGGCCCAAAAGAACCAAGATACCATTTGTGCGCGTTTTGAGCCACTTCCTTAATATTAGAAAGCCGGAACAAACCAGCAAACGAATCAGTAGCTGAGGGCGACTTCAAAAGAACAGACTGTTGAGAAGGAACAAGCACAACATAACGGCCGTTATCAAGAGGCTCGATCTTTTTGGTATAGACCGTCCAATGGATTGCGGCGTTTAGTGTGTCCAGATCCAGGTCAGCGGCAGTCCCGGCAGCGGTTAATGCATCACCAATAGCCTCTTCATAATCAGCATTGGTCGAATCATAAGTTGGCTGGGAAGCGAGAGCCACATTCTGCACAAGGATGTTTTCATTCCATCTTTTGGTCTTAGAAACCGGCGCATCAGTAAGGTTACTCGAATACCTTTCGAGAATTGCTTCACGAAGATATTTGCCTTTGATTTCTTTATGCCACAATGAAAGTTGAGGCTGAACCTTTTCAAGCAGTTTGTAAGCTTTTTTGTCATGAGCGTCAATTCCATAACGCTCGGTGTTTACTGCCTGAGAAACATCATTGGAATAAACAATGAGTTCCTTTGTAACTTGGTCAACTTCATTACCGATCTGATCTGTACGCCCTGTTACACCAGAACCTGCTAAATTACGCAAAAGTCCAATGGTGTGTGAATTTTTTGAAGCGCCGAAAGGTACATTCATTACTACACCATTCGGAACTGTTTGTTTGTTATCAGCGAATGTTCCTGCGAAATCCTGGAACACATCCCTGGTCATTGACTCCATTCGAAGCTGGTTTTCCCACGACTTCTGCCGGAGAGAACTTGATACTCTATGCATGTTTTACTCCTGTCGTTTTTTTAATTTTTCCATTATTTTTTGTTGAGTCAACACTTCCTGCGAAGTTGAAGGATATGGATGCTTTGTAAGCCAATCTTCAATCCACTCATCAGTCATGCCATCCTCATCTTTTTGGTGAGATTTGCCAGTTTCAGGGTCAAGTACAACTGCGCTGCCGCTGTTGCCGGACACCTTCTGCGTAATACTCTGAGCTGTCTTAAGAACAGCATCTTTAACTTGGTCAGAGACGATTCCATTTTGAAGTTTCCAGTCTGCATATGCAGATGAATAGGTCGGATATCCATGTTCCTCTTTGAATCTGTGGACAAGAACGACTTTCTGATAAGCATTCCAATCCTTGTCATCCATAGGGAATACATAACCTTCAGCCTCCTTTTGCTTGCGAAACTCAACATCATCCAGGTACTTTTGACGATTTTCAGGACCGCCAATATCATTCTGGAATTTTGCATAAGCTGCATCAAGGACTTGGAAAGATTTAGAGGTTTTAATGTCATCTTCAGAAATGTTGTTTTGAAAATTCCCAATTCCGAGATACAACGCCTCTTTTCTGAGATTTTCAACCTCAGTAGCTGCGTTTTTAGCCTCAATTTCAAGGACTTGGTTTTGCCTCCGCTCAATAGCTTCAAGGCGTTCATCCCTGGATTTGATTGCATCATCAGAAAGTGGGTCTTCATACTTAACTTTCTTCGTTTCAACCTTTAATGCTTCTAATTCCTTTCTACGTTTTTCGCTATTTGCTAGAAGTTGCTGAACACGGTTAAGCTCATTCGATTTTTCGTAATATTTCTTTTTTAGGGAATTATCTTTAATTGGTTCCTGTTTATCTTTTGCCTCTGGATCCTCATCCACTTTGACTTCAGACTCTTCATTTTGCTCTTTTTCAGGTAATTCCTCTTGTTCTACTACGAAGCGACTATGGTACTCTTGATGTTGCTCTGGCGTGAGATCCTCAATTTGCATCTCACCTTTTTCAAGTTTCAAAGCTATCTGCAAGCCCTCATCTATCTCATTTTGCTCGACTTCCTTATTTTCAACCTGTTCTTTAGTTTCTGGATTTTCTTGGTTCATCCCTTTACTCCTTGTTTAATGGTTACAATACTGCCCAAAGGTTACAGTTTGCCCTTGACGTATATAATATAAGATTAATTTCTCATTATCAATTAAAATGTTGATAAATTGTTGATAGATTGCTTAACATGTAGCCATTTAACATGTTACACAGGCAGTATAATGTTAATAAAATGTTTATAAGTGTTGATTTTCTACTTTTAATCTTATATTATATAAGTAGCCGATAGCTTAATCCTTCAAAGAGCAAGGGCAAATGAAACTAAAACGAATTAGATGTCTCAACGTTGTTGAAACAAAAAACAACAGATTGGCAAGGTGCAAGCACTATTTAGCTGATGCCGACCTTTATGAGGTTATCATTTTCTGTAAAAAGTGTAAGGCATACAATACAATTTCCCGTGACCAGGATGGTAAACTGGTTCATAGACTGCGGGGAGGACATTTGATAAAGGAGAAGAACAATGAGTAATGGTATTTATCCGAGAATTGGTCAACAGTCGCAAACAAGCACTTTACAGCTTGATGTTGGTTCTGTGTTAGGTCTGACCGCGCCGTCAGGCACATCAAATTACACCAATTTTAAAGCTCTGACCAATATGGCCGCAGCCGGTAAGATTCTTCTGGAATCTGCCGATACTGTATATGCCATACCAGTGCTTGTTAATGCTTAATGAGAATTAGGCATGAAAACAAGGGAGCCGTAAAACTTCCTAAACAAATAGTATCGTTACCGGGGGAACCTGAACTTCCTCCGGTTCCGATCGATGAATTTATTGACGCTTTAAATAGAGCTAATCCTGGCAAAAACTTTAAATTTTTAAGATTTGAAAAGGATTTGCCAGATGTTGATTCAGCCACAAAAAAAATTGA